TAGCCGAACCATTAGTTGTTGTCTGTGGCCAAGTAAATGTAATTGATGGAGAGTTAGAATTCGGAACGTTTATCCATAGTGGTGCAGTTACGGACTCGGTGTATGCCCATTGGTAATTTGAGTTTGCTACCGGTGTTATTGAATAACTTTCTTGGGTTCCGGCAATTATGGTATTATTACCAGATATTGTAGACACAAAACCAACAGAAGGATTTACGGTTATTGTTGTTGAAGTTGATGCCGAACATCCATTTGCCGTTGCGGTTAATTGATAGGTCTGTGTAGTCGTAGGAGAAGCAAATGGACTTGGAGCACTTGCATTTGTAAGTCCGTTTGAAGGTGTCCATAGATATGTTACACCGGGAGAAGACCCACAAGATGATATTGATTGTGTTATGCTCTGTCCACCAACTAAACTTCCACTTAGGACCGTTGTTCCGTTACAAGTTACCAAATAATTTGCCGTGTTGTCATTCCATATTCCTTGAGTTTCCACATTAAATGTATATGGGCCATTTGCCGATGAACCGATTGGAATTATATTTGTTGACCCTAAACCATAAGGTCCACCTGAACCAATTACAGTCCCTAAACTATTTGTTAAAGTCCAAGAACTTTCGTCTAAGAATCCACTGGTGGAGATGGTTACAACAAGATTTCCTGGTGATGACACTCCACTAATGTTAGATATCAATTGGGTATTTGATCCGTTACATATTGTATTGGTTGCCGCACTTATAGTTACAGTGGGATTAGGGTTAACTGTTATTGTTGTTGAAGCGCACCCACTACTAAAAAGACCTCCGTTTAGATTTCTCGCATAGTATGTAGTGGTTGACGCAGGACTTACCGAGATGGAATTTCCAGTTGACACGAAAGTGGAGGCACAACCTCCTATATACCAATAAACCACACCCAAAGCGCCATTTGCGGTTAGAGTGGTAGATGATCCATTACAAATAGTATTTTGTGTCGCAGATATTGATGTTGGGTCTGCTGGCGGGGGAGATATACAAGTTAGATCAATAGAAAAACTACTACTTGCGCTATACCCATGAACTAATATATAGTAATTTGTTCCAATTGACGAAGTCCATGAAAATGAGGCTGATGAACTAGAACAAGCGGGCCCAAAATCATCATTACCTCCAACACATGATAATGTTGAGCAATTAGGACCACTAAATACAGACATTTTACTATCCCATGCTGTAGCACAAAGATTTGCGGTCATAATTTGTCCGTTTCCTGAAATAACATACCAAACACCGGGTTGTGTTTGACTAACAGAACATAAACCATTTTCACCCGTTCCAGAGTTAGTTGCATTTACGGTGGTTCCTGATAGTGTTTGACCACAAGTAATTGGAGTTGAGTTACATACTAAATCGTTGGATGGTGGGGGTGGTGCCAAACAAGTTAGACAAGAAATGGATGATGTTCCACAACCCATAGCGGTACCACAAGTATTATTTGTGTTGTAATGAACAAAATATGTTCCTGAGGACGGACAAACCCAATTTAGTGGAGAGTTTCCACTAGTTACTACAGTACCATTATATGTTCCCGACCTAACCGTTATGTATCCACCTAAATTGTAATATGATTGATATGTTTGTCCTGCAATACAAGAATAAATTGTATTATATTCAGTTTGATATTGACAAGTACTAATGGTTACAGTTGTTGGTGTTGATGGTGCAGTTGCCGACCCATATGATGAAGTATTAGTACATGGACCGGCAGCAACTGCGGCACAACTACCTAACACTGTTTGTCCTCCCGTAGTTGCTGTTCCGGCAACCGGTTGAATAGTATTGATTATTATAGACCCAGCACCATTAAGAACCTGTATACGCATTTCGGAAGGGTAAGACCCTGCGAGTGTTCGGTATACTCTAATGGTTGACCCAACAGATGCAGTAAATGTAGAATTAGTAGGACCTAATCCAACACAACTTAAATTAGATAAAACGGTTACTCCGTTAACGGAAACTGCGACTGTTCCTCCATTCCACCCATCACCAAAGGTATCTGTTCGTTTAATAGTGTGTGTACATGATTGAGAAAATAAGAAAGATGAAAATAAAACAAAAAATCCAATTAATATATTCTTCATAGTAAAAATAAATAAAATAAAATTATTTACTCTCTTGAAGAATCTTTTTAGGAAACCCCCATATTCCACGGGCAGGTTGAGTTCACCAATAAATACGAATATAATTGGAATTAGTGGTCATTAAATTTACGTATTGAGCAAACTATGATTTTAGATTATTATTTAAGATTCCAATTTTTGTATTTTGTTTCAATTTTTCTTTTTCCATATTTTTTTTCCATGATTTGTTGATGAAGTTCCCAATTGATAATTGATTCACTAACTTGTTCATCGTCTTTTGCCATAGCATATAATTTTGATATTTTCTTTAACATTTTATTTGCAACATATTGGAAGTTTTCAATTTCATCTTCAAAAAATTTGGTTGGGTTCTTTTCATATTTCATCGCATATTTTAAAAACTTTTGTCTAATTGCGTCTGTCTTTTGAATTCCCTCCAAATTTCCTTTTAATTCTGAAGGTAAAATGCCAAGTTGAGTTCCAAATTTTATAACATCATCCATCCCATGTTCCGTCATTGTCATAAACATTTGCATTCTATTATTAACTAAATCAATATAACTTACTTCTAATACTATCTTAATTTTTTCATCTATTGTCATGTCGGATGGGTCATCACCAATGTGTTCAATAAGAGCATCTAATCTATCTTCACTTTCTTTTAATTGATTGATGAAGTCTTCAAATGTGAAGTTTTTAATTTCAACAAGTTCTTTATAAACTACATTATTTTCTAAAAATTCTTTGAATTGTGACTTTGTAATATTTTTTCTTTTTAATTTGTAAGCCACTTCAGTTGGTCTTACAAGATTTTCAATACCAGAAATATAATACAAGTATCTAAAAAAAACTCTATCAATTACCGGTATTCCAAAAATACCTCTTCTTTGTGTTGCTTGATATTCAGCGTCTTGACCAATTAAACCAAATTGTTTTGATTGTTTATCGTATTTGTGTTTTATTTCATGAGCTAAAGATGCAACATGTTCGTCTTTGTCTTCTTCCATTTTTTCAATAAGACCTTCAGGTTTCCAATTTTCACCAACAGCAAATGTTATTGTTAATCCCAAAATTGTTGAAGATTCGTTTTCTTTCATATAAACATCCCTATTAAATGCAAAAGCACCTCCCATTCCCATTGAGACAATATCTAAGACCCCTTCTTCATTATCAATCTCCTCAATTTTTACTGTAAGAGTATATGAATCAATTTTGATTTTTTTCTTATCACCTAATTCAAATTCTAATTCACCATCAAAGTTATACTCATCTTGAATGTCTCTTATTGATTTGATGTCTCTTTCAACAATATCATATAACATATCGGCAGCGTCCAAAATATTATCAGGAACCCCTAAAGCTTCGTTAATTAAATTAAGTTGTGATTCTGTTATAATAATTTTCATATTTATAAATATATTGGAGTTATGGTTTAACCCACAAGATCAATAATAACATCTAAGTGGTGATCTCCATTCATCTCTGACTCAACACATCGTTTATCCATCATATGAACGATCTCACTTATACTATACGGATAAAGATTATTACCATCCATACCAACATCCATTTTTTTACCTTTACCAAATCTTTTACTTCTTGGTAGGTGTACGTGCCCATGAAGGTGAATCGAACCTTTATTTAGTTGGTTCCAACTTGATAATGGATAGTGAGATAATACAAAGTCTGCACCACCAATATTAACCTCCAAGTAGTTTTGAATAGATAAAAATTTATCTTTGGTGTTCTCTCTATTTTTTTTTATGTTATGATCGTGATTACCCAAAACAAGGTGAACGTTTTTACAAACCAAACGATCCAAAAATTGTCCTATCTTTTCAACACCACCAAAAGCTACGTCACCCAAGTGAATTAAAGTATCATCAGGACCAACCTTCTCATTAATGTTATCAACAATAACACTATTCATTACATCCAAATTAGGAAAATCTCTGGTCGCATCAATTGGAATATCACCATCTATGGTTCTCCAAACCGTAACTCCACGACATATGTTTTTGTGCGAATAGTGCGTATCTGAAGTAATCCATACCCTACCACTAGTTAATATTTTATCAAATTTCATTTCTTATATTTTAATTTCAAACCTATCTTTCATTAATTGAATCTTATCTTCAGGAACTCCATGCTTGTTTGTTCCTCCGTGTCTATTCTCAACAATAATAGATGTCACATAATAACCATACTTAATTGCCAACTCATAATATGGTTGGAGTTCCCACTCTTGTGTAAATGTGTTTGATACAGCAATTTTTGGTGTGTTTGACTCCATAGCATATCCAACATATTGTTGACACTCTTTATGTGCTTCTTTTATTTCAGACGCAATAAAATTGTAGTTTCCATCATTATCATAAAAATAATGGTCTGCCTCAAATACATTTCGTGTTAATTGTTTTGCAAAAGTTGTCTTGCCTGAACCCGGTCAAGGCACCCCCCTAACAAGAAACAAAATCTTTTCGGAGGGCGCTGTATTTTTTTTATTATCCATATATTTATTATTAGAGGTATTCTTGATACCAAATACAAATATAGTAAAAAAATATTATAATGACAAGTTTTAAAAGAGAGTGCCCAAAATGTGAATGTGAAATAACATATACAAACAAATATAATATGTTAAATGCGGAAAAAAAACAATCTAAATGTAAAAGTTGTGGACTAAAAGAAGTAATGACAGAAGAAGTTAAAAAAAGAATGTCAGAAAGATTTAAAGGAGAAAATAATCCAATGTATGGTAAGTTTGGTAAATTGAACCCTTTTTTTGGTAAAAAACATAGTGATGAATCAAAAAAGAAAATAGTTGAGGGTCGTGACTATAGTGTTTATAAAACTGATGAATTTAGACAAAAAATTTCAAAATTAGTTAAAGGAAAAAGTAACCCAATGTACGGTAAAAATGTTTATGATGTATGGGTTAAAAAGTATGGAAAGGATATTGCGGAAATAAAAATGTCCAATTTTAAAAAATTACAATCCAAACTTAAATCAGGAGAAAATAATTCAATGTATGGTAAACCCCCACCTAAAAACTCAGGTAATGGGATTTGTGGTTGGTATAAAGGTTGGTTTTTTAGGAGTTTATTGGAATTAAGTTATATGATATCTGTAATAGAAAGGTTTAATTTGACTTGGGAAAATGGTGAATCTGAAAAATATAAAATACCATATGAAATTGATGGTGTAAAAAGAAACTATTTCCCCGATTTTGTAATAGGCGGTAAATACGTAATAGAATGTAAACCAAAAAAATTATGGAAAATAAAAATAAACAACATTAAATTTAAATTTGCTAAAGATTTTTGTAATAAAAATAATTTAATATTCAAAATTACAGATATATCTAAAATTAAAAAACCATATTTACTTGAGTTAATTTCAAATGGTGATGTTGTTTTAACAAATAAGTGGAAATATAAAATATGACATTAAATGAAAATTATTATTATAAGGTAGAGGGAAATATAACTATTTGGCCAGGAATTAAATTAACAATTAATGATAAAACAAATAATAATGAAATTGGAAGAATATTTATTTTAG